ATGTCGGTGGTTGAGGCCATGCTGAGAGGCATGGCCTCAATTCGTTCCTACGCCCGAAAAGACGGCACCACCACGTGGCGGGTGCTGTGGCGCGACCCCGTCACGAAGCGACAGCGCTCCGAGACATTCCCCACCGAGCGCGACGCGACCACGTACCGGCAGCTGCTCGACGCGAATGGACAGTCGCTCACCCTCGCAGTCGAGACGCTGCGCCGCACGAACGCCACGAAGCCGACGGTGGCGAAGATGATCGAGCGGCACATCAATTCCCTGACACGCCCCACGGACGGGACAGTGGACGGCTACCGGGCGCTCGCCCGCGACCACCTGCTCGGGCAGCTCGGCGCGCTCCTCGTCGAGGATGTGACCGCCGACCATATCGTCGAGTGGGTGCAGTGGGAGCGGGGGAGGGGCAAGTCAGCGAAGACCATTCACAACGCGAAAGGTCTGCTGTCGTCGGCATTCAAGACGGCGATTCGGTGCGGCTGGCGTGCGGACAACCCGTGCGATCAGGTGGAGCTGCAGCGCGATCAGCGTGGCGGCCGCCGGGCGACGTTCCTGACCCGGCCGGAATTCGACCTGCTGCTCGAGCACGTGCCCGAGTATTACCAGCCGCTGACGCGCTTCCTGGTGGAGTCGGGGCTGCGATACAGCGAGGCGTCGGCGCTGAACGTCTCTGACCTGGACATGTCGGGGAGCGTGCCGATCGTGCACGTGACGAAAGCGTGGACGCGCAGCGTCCGTCGCCGTAACATCATCGGCCCGCCGAAGAACGATCAGTCGGTGCGTGACGTGTCGATTCGTGTCGAGCTCGCTGAGGAACTGGTCGCCGTGGAGCGGCGCTCGCACTGGCTGTTCGAGAACAAGTGGGCGGGGCCGTTGCGGAACACGAACTTTCACCAGGCGGCGTGGCAGCAGGCCGTGCAGGGCGCACAGGCGGAGGGGTTGGGGAAGTGCCCGCGGCCGCATGACCTGCGGCACACGCATGCGTCGTGGCTGATCCAGGCTGGCGTGCCTCTGTATGTGGTGTCGAGGCGGCTGGGCCACGCTGACATCCGCACGACGACACGCATCTACGGCCATCTGATGCCGCAGGCTCAGCAGGATGCTGTGGATGCGCTCGAGCGGATTATGGGCCCTGACAGCGTTGTCACTTCTCCCAAAGCCCTGCCAAAGAACGGCTTATCCACAGCCCCACTGGCGCGCTCTGTCAGACTGCTCTCATGATGATTGATCCTGCTGTGGAGGCCGCGCACACTGATGACGAGATCGCGGAGCTGGAGGAGCGGCTGGCTTGGCTGCGCAGATACAGGGCGCTGTGTGTCGGCGGGCCGGTGAGCCTGGAGGAGTGGGAGCAGCGGGTGGCGATGGTCGAGGGAGTAATTCAGTGCCGGTATGGACAGCAAGACGACTAGGATGAATGGCTGATAGTTCTGCTTAGCTTGTTGGGGGTGTGTGTGCCTGGGATGACTAATGGAACCCAGGCGATGCGGGATCGAGTCAAGCGCTGGGTTGATGCGTGGTTTCCCCGTATATGGTGGCTGCCTGATGTAGTTGCAAGCGTTTTAGGCATAGTTTCAACGTTGTTGCTCACTTTGTTCGGCGCTGACACCACAAACATGCTACTGTTGGTTTTTGGAGTAGTGTGTGCTGTAGTCGGGCTGGTCGTCAAAATCCTTCAAATGGGCAACTATCGCCAGGCTGAGATTACGGCCAAAGAAAAGGCTGACCAGGAACTATCCAATGCCATCAAGGCCAAAGATGCAGAGATTGAGAAGGCCACACAGGAGGCAGTGAGTCTCCAAGCTGCGCTCAAAGCGGCATTCCTTCCAGTCGTTCATGACCTTCGGTATCTGGCTGCGTGCAAGTCAAATAAACGCGAGGCGAAGCTTGTCCAGCTGGTGGGTACAGCGCTTGGGATGGCGCCTATGCTGATCACTTCTGCAGAAAAGTACCGAATGGTCGTGTACCGTCGAGAGTCAGGCTCAGGGCTGAAAACAAAACTGGTCGTCATGAACTACTTCGCGCCGCCAGGGAACGGTCGAGACGAAGAGCCTCGACCGTTTATATCTGGCGATGGCGGTCGGGGTGACAAGGTGCTTGCTTGGCTTGCCAAAGCCCACAAGCCGAAGTTCATCGGGAACGTGGCTGATGAAACCGACCCCGACTGGCAAGGGTCTGGCAACGGGTATGCGACATACATCTCGGCACCTCTGAAGCACGAAGATCGCGTCTACGGCATGCTGACGGTCGATTCAGCTGAGCCTGGTGACCTCGACCCGACTGACGAACGTGTCATGAGACTGCTCGCAGGGCTCATCACAGTTGGGTTTCAGATTCGGAACGGCACTGAAAAATAAGGGCCAATGTCACACGCAGCCACTAGTGTGGAAGAACGAGGAAGGGAGTGGACATGAGGAAGACTAAAAAGGTTGTAGCGCAACCTTCGAAGCGCGTGACTCTCTCAGAGGAAGCCCGTCGCCAGCAGGCTGAAGCTCGCCAAGAAGCGGAATGGCTGGTACGTGGTGAGGCTCAGCGCCGAGACACGCTGCGTAATCGCGCCAAACTGTCAGCATGTTGAACGAAGTGCCCGTTTCACTAGACCACTAGAGCCTCTTCGCCCAGTCTTTCGGCCGGTACGCGCGGCCTCTCCACCTACTGCCGCCGGCCGACGTCTTGCGCAGCTCGACCCGCCAACCCTCGGGGAGCATTGCCCGCTGTACGTCCGAGACACGGCGTGCACGAATCACCCAGCGTCCGATCAACACACCGCTGTGGCTGATCTCGAGCCGCATCACCCCGCCGCTGTAGTCCCCCGTCGCGTCTGCCTGCATGAGACCAGAGTGACACCACCCCCTGACATGCAGAAAGCGCCCCCGGCCAGCCAGTGAGGCCAGTCGGGGGCGGTACTGTACGGCGGTCAGTCGGCGGTGATGGTGGAGCCTTCGTCGACCTCGGTGTATTTCAGCGACTGCGACACGTCAGCCGTTGGGTAGACGGTGACGATCTCGGTGTCGGTGAGGACGAGCGTCTTGTCACCCGAGATCGCGGTCTGTGTGCCGGTCGGGTGCAGGTGCAGCACCCCGTCATTGCCCTTGATTGCGATGGCCATGTCAGTTCTCCTTCGTGGGGTCTGCGGCCGCCTGGTAGGTGGCGGGCTCGGCCGCAGGCTCTGGGGTGGTGTCTGTGGTGTCGCCAATGAGGTCTGCGATCGTGGCCACGTCGTGCGAGTGGTCGACCGCGGGCTCGACGTCAGGCAGGGTTTTGTTCGTGTTGGTGGCTGCGACGATCCCGACCGCACCACCGAGGAACGTGAACACCGCCAACGCGACTTTCAGCCAGCCGGGCTGTGCGTGCTCCAGTGTGGCGTAGGCGACTTGCACGGCGCCGAGGCTGATGCCAGCGGCGGTGTACGCCCAGTAGACGGCCTGTCGTGCTTTCGCCGGCAGGCTGTTGTAGACGGCCCCGGACTCGTTCGTGGGCGTGGTGACGGTCATGCGTTCTCCTTCGTGGTGAGAGTGATGGACAGTCCTTTGAGGGCGTCCGTGATCTGGGCTTTGACCTGCTCTGCGATCTGCCCCGTGTTCATGGCTTCGATGGTCTGGCCGAGGGCGGTCACAGCTGCGGCGACCTGGTCGACCTTCGCCTCGGTGTCCCTCGCACGCTTGTCAATCCAGGCGAGACGGTCGCCGACCGTGCCGTTGATGCCGTCGGCGTCCTTGATGCTCGTGCCCAGGATCGTGCCCGGCAGCGCCTTGACGAGCCCCTGTGTCCAGAGCCCGTCGGCGTGCGTGTAGCCGAGCACCTGCCAGGCGGGCATGTTGTCTTTCCCGTAGATGCCGTTCTGGCCGATCTTCCAGTCCCAAATGTCTGTCACTGATGGCATGTCGTCTCCGATCTGTTGTCCGTTCATGGCCTGCATGAGCAGGTCGCGGGGGTAGTTGTTTCCGGGGTCCCAATGATTGGTGCCGCCGAGCACCCGGCTGATGTCGGCATGCGTGCAGAAACCGGCCGGGGTGCCGTAGCGTGCGGCGCGGATCTGCTCATCCGTGGCCCACCGGATAGGAATGCCGTAGCGGGCGGCGTCCGCACGGCAGACCGAGGCGAGGTTCGCCAACTGTGCTCGACCCGTGGCAGTCAGCCAGTCTGACCGGGAGTAGGCGGCGTACCCGGTCTGCTCGTAGCCGAGGGTGAACGCGTTCGCGTTCGGCCCGGCATGCCATGCTTTCCGGTTCGTCGGCACACACTGGATGACCTCGTCAGGGCCGACACAGTAGTGCGCGGACGCGGTGTTGATCCCGGCGAAGTACTTGGCAATGCCACGTGCCCGGCCCACTTGCAGCGGGTTCTCCATGGAATGGATCACCAGCAGGGAGGGGCGGCCGTTGTTGAGCAGCGCCCCCATCCCGCCGGCCTGTATGTAGTCCAAGATGGTCTCCTTAACTGGAAAGACCCCGCATCTGCGGGGTCAGTAGTTGTCCGGGTAGTCGGGCGGTGGCGGTGGGTCGCCGCGAGAAATGTGCGCCCGCAGCTCCTCGGCGTAGTCGCTACGGCGACGCATGCGCGCCCACAGCTGATCGTTCTTCGCTTCGAGGCGTTCGACGTCGTCGCGTTTCCGGCGCTCCCGGCCGGTCAGCCACGTGGCAGCGGCTTGCACCCCAGGAATGAACAGCCCGCCGATGAGCAGGGTGATGATCGTCTTCACAATCTCAGTGACGTCCACGTGACCTCGGTTCGTAGTTGTAGGCCCAGATCATGGTCAGCCGCAGCACCCAGAGCAGCGCGAACCCGAGGATCATGCCGATCTGTGTGACCCTGCTGCCCTCTGAGGTGATGTGCAGGTAGCAGACCACGGTCAGGTAGACGAGTAGCCCGCCACCGATACAGGCGAGCGCCAGACGCTCGTACTGCCACCAACCGCCGAACACCGACCCTGCGCCGACCGCGCCGCCCACGATGAACAGCAGCGACCAGACCGCAGTCAGTTCGTCTCCGATCTCCCCGACGATCGTGCGCGGCGGCCACATGAGGGTGAGCACCCCCGTAACGAGCGCCAGCCAATACGCGCACCAGTAGACGATCTTGACGTTGCGCGGCTCACGGATCTCGTCCCACCGGTGACGCAACCACCGTGTCGCGGCGAGGATGCCGCGCAGTGCGGTCATAGTGGCCACCGCAAATTGCTCAGCCAATTAATACCGTCTAGGATGATCCAGTTCGCGGGCGACCCGGTCATGATCGCGTCCACGGTGATCACCCCGCTCGTGGCGATCTTGAGCCTCACGAGTGAGCCGCCAGACGCTGCCAGACCATATGCATCCTTCGCTGGCAGCAGGTCTTTGCCGCTTGGAACGGTGCCAACCACCCAGCCGACGGCCCAGTTACTAGACGACTGCGCCACCCCGTAGAGCGCCACATTCTGCCGGTCACGCACCACCGTGGGCACCCCGCCGAATCCTGCTGCTGTGTTCGACCCAAGAGGAAGAGCCACCTGAGTATTTTCGAGGTGCCAGGCATCGTTGAAGTACACGTACTCGCGCATGAAGTACTGGCCTTCGGAAGCGAGGGCGCGCCGACCCTCGTAGTTCGCGCCGCCTGTCGGTGGAGAGTCCAGCGACAGATAAGGGACGACTCTTTCTACCTCCGGTTGCAGGTCCGTGCGCCGTACTTTCAGCGGCATGTCCAGCGTCTTCTCAGAGAACACGGTGTCATCTCCGATAAAGAAACTGCTGCCACCGACAGAAACATCAATGCCCTTGCTGCTCAACCCGTTGCCGTAATAGCGGGTGCTAGCCGAGAGCGAAGAAGGCGTTTCGTCAGCGCTGGAGTTGAAGAACGCGATCGTGCCACGCTCGGTCTGATCATCCGACGATGTCGAAATTTCGACACGGTTGCCGGTTGCCCCGGTGCGGAGTGTGCCCGTGATGTTCGCGTTCACGAGCGTGGCGGTGCCAGTGGTGGCGTCGAGGTCGATAGTGACCTGCCCGGAACTGTTCCACATGCGGATGCGGTCGCCGTTCAAGATGGTGCGGCCTTGCGAGTCGGCGAACCCGATGTTGAGAATCTTCGCGTTCATCGCGTCGGTGACGTTCAGCTTCGGGGTGGTGATCCCCCCGTCAGCGATCAGCGTGGTGCCGATCGAACCGGGGACAATAATCTGCCCGGCCATGAGCGTATACGTCGACCATGCGGTGCCGTTACTGATTTTCACCGCGATGACCCGGCCGGACGAGTCGAGCTGCAACCAGATGCGGCCTTCCTGTTGGCCCGGATCGGTGGCGGTGGCTTTGATCAAGCCCTTGGCGGCTGCGTCGGCGAGGTTCGCCACCGACAGAGCGTTCGCGGCATCCGTGTTCGCTGCGTTCGCCGAAGTCTGGGCATTGTCTGCCGCTGTTTTCGCCGCAGCTGCCGCGTCTAGTGCAGTCTTGGCTTCCGTGATGTCTTTCACACTGAGGTTGGTGACGTACCACCCGACAGCGGTCGAACCAGAACTGTTGATCTGCATGAACACACGCACGTTGGTGGAACCGGCGGGGATAGTGATGTCCCCGCTGATTCGCGCCCATGCGGTGGACGCATCGGCAGGCAGGACACCTGCGATGGTTGGCCACGAAGTGTTGCCCGCAGCACTCTTGACAATGAAACCGATGGTTGCTTTCGCTGTGGCTGTGCTGTCGGCGATGAGGTCAGCACTCAACCGGTACGTGGTTGGTTTCGCGTAGTTGCGTATGGTGAGGTTCAGGTAAGAACCTCGTCCATTCAAGCGTCCATACGTGGTTGCAGGACCGGGGGGCGTGACTGGTGCTCCGGTCGCGTTGATAGTGATCCCGGTTGGCTTGTCTGAGCCAGTACTGAAATTTGGGTCAGTGACCCACTCAGGTGCCGCAGCGAGTGCTGCGTCGGCTTGTGCTTGGGCAGCAGACGCCGCTGTGCCAGCCGCCACAGCCTTGTTGTATGCCTGTTTCGCCGCCTCGTACGATGACGATTTCGACACCGGCGTGTAATCGAACGTTCCATCGGTAAACACCGTCACGTCGACTGTGTAGAGGGTGTTGGTGGAGCCCTCAGTGTAGGCCGGCTCTGAGGTGACCCACGGAGATGGTGCGGGCACCGCAGTCGGCTGTGAGGGTGCCGCCGCTGTGGATGCTTGCATCAGGTAGTAGCGTGCCGTCGAGGCCACATCAGTGACCGTTGAGAGCGTCACATCATCGCGTGCCTTGACTGCCATAGTTCAGCCCTCCAATGTTGCCGTGTAAGTCGCTTTCGACGTGACCTGGCCGGCGTCGATGGTCAGGGTCTGCCCGGTCGCCGTCGCGGTCGTTGACCCGTCCTTGTACCACTTGATCGTGCCGAGCGCGGTCAGTGCACTGCCGGTGACTTCTGCCCCCGCCTTGTAGACGTGCGCGGTCAGTACCGTTTCGATGCTGCTGTTCTTGAAGATGAAGCCCTGTGATGAGGTGATTGCAATGGTCAGTGCATCCGCCCCGTCTGAGCCATCGGTACCCACATAGGTGACCGAGTAGCCGGTCGACGTTGTTGAGTCCGTGTACGTGGTTACCGTGCGGGTCCACAAGTAAGACCCTTTGGCTACTGCTGGCACGGAGGACGCCCACGTGCCAGTCGGTACGGTCGTGCCTGATGCTCCAGACTGGTAGGTGACTGCAGCAGAGCTCACCCCTTTGCCCGCAGTACCGGCTGCCCCTGTCGCTCCGGCCATACCGACCGCGTAGGCTGTGACTGTCGAAGAGTCCGTGTAGGTGAACACTGTGCGCGTCCACAGGTACTGCGACGCAGTGACCGCGGGGACCGTCGACGACCAGGTGCCGGTCGGGGCTGTGGTGCCCGACGAGGATGCCTGATAGGTGACGGCCGTCGAGGAGATGCCTTTACCCGCGGTGCCGGTCGAGCCTGTGAATGCGATCGAGTACGAGAACGTTTTGTTGATCACGATGTCGTCACCGATGTGCACGGGGATGGTCAGGTTCCCACCCGCCGTGACCGACGTGGCCACGGTGATCGTCAGCGTGGGTGCCGTCGCGTCAGAGTTCTTCGTTACCGTCACGCCAGCCGGGGCGGTGATCTCAGACAGGACCACCGATGCAGCCACCTGAGCAGCTCCCAGCATAGCGATGATCTGTGTCGTGGTCGAACCAGCTTTCGCCGCCGATGTGGTGCCCGGGAACGCGTATGCCTCCGAGGTGAGGATCACCGAATATGCGTCGGTGACGTCGACGACGGTGACCTGGTCTGCTGCCTTTTGTGCCATGAGCTGCTGCCCCTAATCTGTTTGAAGAATGCACTGAAAAACGGTTTTGGTGTCCACGTCGGCTGACGTGATGGTGAAAGCGAACCCGCCCTGCGACAGGCGAGAATCTGCGACGGAGATGGTGCCCCAGTCGGTGTCGTCGATGCGTTTCCACTGCCATTCGAGGTACGCACTCTGCCCGAACGTTTCACGTAGCGTGACAATGTCGGTGATGATCAGGTCGGCGTACATGACCGTCACTGTCAACACCGTGGAGACTTGACTGTTCTTGAATACCAGGCCGCGTGAGGAGTCGATGTGCATCACCGCCTGGCGTCCATCCAAAGCGGTCTGTGACTGTGTGAGGGCTTTCACCGCATCCTCGGCAGCCTGCTCGGCTACGTCCTGTGCTTCCTGCGCCGACCCCGGCACATCCTCCACCGCGACCGACACCATGCCGGAAGGGTCCGAGACGTTCGGGGCACCCTCCAGGGCCTCGTCGTGCGCATTGTCGAACGAGCGCAGCCGAACCTGGTAGTCGCCCGGAGCGACCGCAATCGGCACAGACCCTGCAGCGACCAGTGTGCGGTCTTCCTCGGCCCAGTCGCCGGTGCCCTTGACCTCGACGATGATGCCCGCGAAGTCAGGCGGGGTCGCCTCGACAGAGTTCTGCCAGCCACCATCCCAGGCGACCACCAGTACACCCGCACTGCCGTCACAGGCAGGCGCAGACGGGATCGGCGGTGGGGTCGTGTCGCCGATGAACGGCACGATGCCTTTCGCGCCGGTCTGTTCGCCGATCGCAGTCTTCGTGCCATCCTCCGAATGAAACACAGCCGTGCCGGACGAGGCACCAGCCTTGTCCACCGCCAGCCCCTTGAGGTCACTGATCACATCAGTGACAGACCCGTTGATTGACACTTTCCGCACCATGGCGGCCTCCTCACATCATCGGAATCGGGTCGAACGTGAGTTTCACGTTGCCCGTCTCGTCGCCCTCCATCTGCTGAATGCGCAGGTCAAGGGTCCTGGTGCCGAAATCGGCTGAGTCATGGGTCGTCACCTTCGCTTGGTCGCCCGGCCAGAAGGTTCCCAACGGCTCCGCACCGTCAGCACGGACGGTCAGGGTCGGCCCCTCCAACGCGGTCGCGCACAGCGCCGAGCGGGCATGAGCTCTGACCAGGTCGTCGGACGTCCACTGCGAGTCGGAGATGACCGTCTCCAGCAGCGGCATGAACTGCGGGATGCTGGTGCCGACGCGGGTCACACGGGTGCCCTCATCCTGCCCGTCACCCACCCCATACACCCGGTGGGCAATGTAATCCGCCGTGAATTTCGACTGGACACGGCCGGTACCCTCCGACCCTTCTTCCCAGTCGTGCACCACGGACTGGCCGATATACGGGTCACGATCCGTGCCCGTGTGCATGTGCCACCCGTAATGCTGCGAGTCGACCACCTCGGGCCGGAAATCAATGTCAGGCCCGTACGTGCCGGCCACCGAGTCGCCGCCGACGTTCGCGATCTTCGACAGCACATCCGCACACATCAGATTCGCCACGTTGTAGCCGTTGTACGTGCGCTGATGGTCAGCGTTGTCGGCCGCCGTCTCGTCAGGGTCGAAGCTGATCGGCAGGCCACCGTTCGGTTTCGCCAGCGCCTGCTGCACGACACGCTTCGCGATCGTCCCCAGCGACAGGCCACGATACGACAGGGTCGCGCGGGCAGAGAAAGCCTCCGGCACCACAGCACGACGCGCCAGGATCGCCGTCACCCCGCCCACCGTCACCCCGAGCCCGTCGTCACCGAACGTTGGCGTGCCCGTGAACGGACCCATGACGACCGGCACACCATCCCAGCAGAGCGCCGCACCCGTCATCAGTGGCATCAGATTGTGAGCCAGCTCACGCCGCCACCCCGCCTTGGTCATGTCGACCACCCCGAGACTGTGCAGCCCGTCATACGGCAGTGTGATCGACGACACCGCCTGCGCGGAATCACCCTCGTGCGGGGCGTCCATTTTTCCGTCCCGCACAGACCGCGACCAGGTGAGCGGCACCACAGGGAGATCCCCCAACCGCAGCCCATCCATCGTGCGGACAGCCTCCAGGGTGAAGCTCACTTTGCGACACCCAGGTGTGTCACCACGAACCGGCGGCCAATAGCCGCACCCGCCCCGTAGTGATACCAAGCCGTCCAGCCCCACGCCATCTTCGTTGCATACGATACTGAGTGTGGACCGGCCGGCAACTCCAGCTCGACCGACATGTATTTCGTCTCCCAGACCGTGGAGTAGCCGATCTCCGTCTGAAACACGGCCTGCCCGTCAACATTGAAGTTGAAATTGATACTGCCCTTGTTCGGGTCGTCGACGGATGATCCGCCCTGCCGTGATGACAGGCACATCCACATTTCCAGGCGCACCCTGGAATCGACCGGCAGGTAGAACGACCCGTTGCCCTCGGTGTGCCACGTGGTGGTCGATTCGTCGGCTTTCCCGTCGTATGCATTGACTGCGCTGTGCAGCACTCCGAGACTTGCCCCGTACGGGATCGCATAGTTGACCGACCCTGACACGGTCGCCTGTGACGTCTTCGACGCGCCCTGCGGCACGAGGAATGTGCGCAGCTCGACAGCCCCCGTCGGGATGGTCGGCTTCGACGGTGTCGACGCCGCGGCACCCTTGGTGACGCCGAGCACCACGTCGGCATTCGCGTCACCCTGCGACGGGTCATTGGGCTTCGCCCACACCACGTCAATGCGTGACCCCGACGACGGGCCAGCGTCCGTGGTCACGCTCCCGGCAGGCACCAGAAACTCGACCACACCGTAGCTTGTGCCCCGTGAAGCGACCGCCGTACCAGCCGCAACGTTGTAGGTCAGCCCGGACGACGACGTGGACACCCCGGCACCACCGATCACCCCGTGCGACGCCCAATGAGACGACACGATCTTGCGCATATCCGATGCCGACGTGCCGTTACCAGACCCGTCCGCGACAGGAAAACCAATAGACATGAGCACTCCTTAAATGCGAAACCCCGCACGATGGCGGGGCAGAATGGAGAAGTTGATTGAGAGGGGGTGATTACAAATGGCAATCAAACAAGCAGGTAACCTCGTTCACACAGACCTCGGCAAGAACGTCGTAGTGAAAGAAGCCAACGAAGACCGCAACAGCGGTATCCTCAAAAGCGTGTCTCACACCAGCCTTGGGGTGCAGGTGAGAGTCGATAACGCAACGCTCACAGTGAAGCCAGATACGGTCGTCGAGTTCAGCGACTGACCGCAGCCGCTGCTGTCGCCTGAGCCAGATCCGCTCGGGCGGCAGCAGCCTCCGCCACGCTCTCTGCCATGGCGGCCTGTGCTTCCACCGCTTCGAGGCGCGCCAGAATATTCGGGGCATCCGGGTGCTGGATAGCCTGCCACTCGTTGTCATCGTCCACGGCGATCACACGGTCACCCGCGAGAAGAATCAGTGTGCCGTCGTCTCTCGTGGCCGAGTGATCGGCCTCCGCGAACTCCTTGGTGCTGCCATCTTTGAAAGTGATTCGTCTGCTCATGTTTTTCTCCTTCGTTTGCTTAGAGCCACACGTCTTGCATGGTCACTTCGGCCCAGCCGTTGCCTGTGGTGTGCGGCAGGAATGAGATACCGAGGTCACCGCCGGCAGGCACTGTGAACCACTCCCGCGACGACAGCAGCGCGGACTTGTTCACCCCGTTGGCTTTCACCGTGCGCCTGCCAGGCCGACAATCGAACGTCACCGGGGAGCCCGACAGGACAGGGCCGTCGAACACCAACGACCGGCCCAGCGAGTCCATGAGGGTGACGCCCTGCGGGAAGTTCCCATGCACAGTGATCACCGGGCCACCCGCCGCGTTCCCGGCGTTGTAGACAATGCCGCTGTTACCGTCCAGGCCACCGTCACCCCAGTCCAGCGGCCACTTCAGCCCCGCACCAGACGTGCCCCACGCGAGGCCGCCACGAGACGACGCCTGCGACTGCAGAAACAGTGTCTGAATCGCCGTGGAATACAGGTAGGGGTCTTCACAGACCAGCTTCGCACCCCACTTCGTTTGCACCGGGTTGAGCTGGTCGGGGCGGGCCACGTCTAGGATGCCCTCGCAGTACAGGTCGCGGCCCTGCCCGACGAACCGGACCCGCACATGCTGTTCTGGTCGCTGTTCGAGCTCGGTGATGCGCGCCTCCATGTCGTCGAGCGATTCGGCCATCGTCCAGCCGGTCACACCGACCGTGCGCTGACCGCGACGCACATCGTCGTCACGGACGCGCCATGACCCGTGACCCACCGTCTTCGCAGACAGTTTCGTGTCGTTCGGCGCCATGTTCAGCAAGTCGCTGGTCACGAAATGGTGGCCGAGCTTGCCGTCCATGTCACCCGAAATGCGCACATCGTCAACGTAAAGTTCAGTCACCTGAGCACACTCCCTGCCTCTTGACGCAACCGGATAGCCGCCTGCTGTTGTACGCCTCGGGTAACCTCTGATGCTTGCTGGCTGGCCACCACACGCATCACCGCTTTGATCGGCTCGCCGTCGACGAACATTTGCACGGTGGCATTGTTGAGCACCGAGAGCACGTCAACAGATGCAGCAGGCGCGGTGCCGCCGTTGCCGCCGGCCGTGCCGCCAACAGCTAGGCGCTGCGGGTCGAGCCCTTGGTTGATGCGTTTCAGCAGTCCCCGGTGCTTGGATGCGTACGGCTCCTGGACGACTTCCTCACCCCGCGAAAGGCGCACCAGAATCGAATCCGACTTAGAAGTGCCCGCACCAAACACGGTGCCGTCCCACAGGCCACCATTCAGACCGGGTACAGACCCGCCTGACGCGAACGCCGGGACGGTACCGCCAGTAGCGAAACCCACGGTGCCGCCATTAGCCTTGGGGCCGTCACCGCCGCCGATCCAGTTGACCACCACGTTCTTGACGATGCTCCCCAACGACTTGATGCCATTCCATGCGTCATAGAAGTTGTCGGTGTTGCCGTCGATCCACGCGGTCTTCTCAGGGTCTTTCGCACGCTGCACGTCGCCGATCTTCGCCCACGCATCAGAGTTGTTACCCCACACGTAGGCGGTCTTCGGGTCGACCTGTTTCATGTTCACGCCGTCGATCTTCGAATACGCTTCCATCGCATCCGCAGGAATCTTCAACAGCTTGTCAGGCACCGCGGTGCCGTTGATCGTCTGGATCTTGTTCGCCGCATCCGCATCATCACCCCAGATCCATAGGGTCTTTCCGGGGGTCTGTGCGCCGTTGATCTCGTCGATCTTGTTCCAACCGTCCTGGTTATCACCAGTGACTACGAACGTCTTGTCATCGACCTTCGTGACGTTCACCCCGTCAATGCCCTCGTAGGCTTTCGCCGTGTCCGAGTCGACCACAAGCTTCTTGTCGGGCAGTCCGAGCTTGTTCAGGGCATCCACAGACTGCTGCGTCCACTGGATCGTGCCATCGTCTGACACCTTGAACGACTTATCTTTCAGTTCGGTGCCGTTCGCTTTCTGTACAGCATCAGCAACCTTGCCCGCTGAATCAGCAGTCAATCCAAGCTGGTCAGCCATCCTTGCGGCCTCATCAGAGTTCTTACCCATCGCTTCGGCAGCTTTGATATACGCATCACGGCCTTCGACGAGTTTCGCGGACGCGTCTGCTTGATTGCCAGTGGTCTGGTAGATTGCCGCAGCAGCAACTTGTGCTTTCTGTGCGATCGCATCAAGGGCATCGCCGTTCTTTCGACCAGCGGCCGAGTTATCATCCAGGGTTGCCCCGTTATCGCGAATAGACTGTGTCGCTTGATCGACTGCTTCCTTGAATTTACGGTTCGCGGCATTCAAGTCGAGTTGCTTCGACCCGAGACCTTTGATTGCGTCGGCGAATGCATCAGACGCTTCAGTTGCGCCATCAAACCCGCCCTGCAGCTCAGCTAACGCAGCTTTACCCTCGGCCATTTTCTGGTTGGCTTCAAGCTGTGCTTTCTGTGCACCGTCAAGAGATCCAGCTTGCTCTCGCATCTGGTCGGCAACAATCGCAGACGCAGCGGCAAGGTCTTGCGATGCCTCGTCGCCTTCACGCGCCCCAGCTGCCTGTGCATCCAGTTTGGCCAGCAAGTCGTCGTACGCCGGGCCGCCCGCAGTGATGGCCGAAGTAATGTCACTTATTGACGTTCCCGCAGCAGATGCAGCGTCGGAAAACGTACCGAACTTCGATGCGTTCGCAACAAGTTCGCCTGTGAAATCTTCCGTGTACCCACCAGCCTGCTGGATGGCGTCAGACCACTTCGACACGCCAGACGTCCAGTTGGACATCTCGACACTTTGTAACGAGCTTGAGATCTTCTTTGCTGTTGCAGACGTAACATCGCCGGCATCAGTCAGAGACCCTTTGAGCTCTTCGGTGGCCTGCTGTTGTTTTTTGGTTTTCTCAGCTGAAGCAGCGAACGCAGCTGTGACTGCAGTTACCGCGAGTGCAACACCGGCAATGGCAAGCCCGGTTGGGCCGCCGAACGCGGTCATAATAGAATCGCCGATGCCACGCATCGACGTCTTTACAGCCGCACCGGCCGCACCAAGCCGTGAAAGAGAGCCCTCAGCTTGGCCGTTGAACACCGCACCCTGATACAGCGTCTGTTGGTAGGCAATATTGTCGCGCATCGACGCCGCAAATGACTTGACGCCTTCAGTGACTGCGCTGAAACCTGACTGCACCGAAGGTGCAACGCGTTGCAGGGCCACAAACGCCGCTACGCCAGCCAACACGGGGGTCGGGATCTGAGACAGCATTCCTACCAGTGGAGACACAACACCTGTCAGTGCACCAATTCCAGATGCGGCGGCAGGAACTGCTACGTTCAGTCCGTCAGCCAACAGTGTTGTCACACTCTGAACGGGTTTGATCAGTGGAGAGAATGCCCCCACAAGCCCAATCAGTGAGGAACGTAGTTCCGGTGAGGCGACCGCAAGCCCGACCACGGCCGTGGTCAAGGGGTTCAGCTTGGCAAGGTACTGTCCGATGATTGGAATGCCGCCGAGCATGTTTGCGGAAAGTCCGCCCCATGCGCCAGCTGCAAGTCCGACCGCAGGGGCGTACCGCTGGATGACGTCCAAGAGCTTGTTTGCGTTGTCGGCATTGATTGCGCCAGCAGCGCTCTTCACCTTGTCTAGGCCGCTATCGACGGCTTTGAGCGCAGGGACTGCGCGGAGCATGAGGGCATCGACCACGCCAGCCGTGTTGCCCCGGACCACCTGCAGAATGTCTGCGACCTTGTTGCCCCATGTGACAGCTACGCCGCCGCCAGCCTGCGAAATCCACGGTTGCGCGAGGGCCGCGCCGATCTCACGGGTTGCAGCCTTGATCCGGTCGACGGTGCCCGACCATGTCTGCTTCACGTTCGCTGATGCGCCAGCAAACTTGGTGGCCATGCCCTGTGTGAGAGCATCCAGCGCTTGGTTGGCGTCCAGTTTGCCTTTCGAGATCATGGTGCGAATCTCGTTGCCGGTCTTCCCCATGGAAGAACCGATCATGTCGGCGGCGTTCACGCCACGCTGCCCGAACTGGTTCAGGTCTTCGGCGGTGATCTTCCCGGCCGCCTGAATCTGCGACATGACGAAGATCAGCTCGGACAACGTCTGGCCACTGCCACCCGCCGCGGCCACAGCGTTCTGCAGGGCGTCCAGGCGGGGGATCACCTTGTCGGTGGCGGTGCCAAAGGACAGCATCTGCTGCTGCCCCTTGATGAAGATGTCTTTGCCGAACGGGCTGTTCTTCGCGAACGCGTCCAACTTGTCCATCTGAGCGTTCACAGCTTCAGACGAGCCGAGAATCGTCTTGAGCGCGGCACGTGACGTCTGCTGCAGCGTGTTGTAGGCGAGCCCCGTCTTCAGCGTGTTCACCGTCCACACACCGACCGCCGCGGCCACAGTGTTGGCGACACCAATACCAGCCTTGAGTGTCCCGCCGACGACAGACCCCACCTTGGAAGAAGCAGCCTCGAGCAGACTCATCTTGCCTTTAGCGCGATCCACGCCGCCGTTGAACTGGGCGTCATCCAGCGTGAGTTTTGCGTTCAGTTCGCCGACAGACAAAGCCATGACACAGCCTCCTGATAAGGTTCAGAGCATGAAAAGGGGATTAGTCGCAGCGGGCATTGCCCTGGCTGTACTGGGAGTGATCGTCGGCTTCTTGCCGCAGTCGGTGAAAACGGTGAACTGTGGTTCGTTGTTCGCTGCGGACAAACGCTCGGCTTATGTGTCTGACCTCGGGTCCACACTGACGGGCAGTTATGGTGTCACCGACAGGGTGGGGGAGTGCGCTGACAAGCGGCAGGCCATGATTCTGCCCGTAGTGCTTTTGATCGGGGGTGGTGTCGCGCTTACCGTGACTGGTTTCGTTGTTGAATCTCGGCAGAAACCAGAGACCCTTCAACAGCAGACAAGTGAAGCACCAACGGCATGAGCCATGACCAACGGTGCGTGCCCATATCTGTCTCAGTGTCGAACCTGTAGAACCTCATAAGGTCGATTGACACAAGATCCCAGTTTTCAACGACCCAAGGCCAGAACAAATCCGGTTTGCTATCTGCTTCCTGTTGCGAGTGGCCCTGGATGGCGGCTACGACCTCCGGCGGGTAAACGTAGCGGGGATATCTTCCGTCGGCGTCGGGCGTGCCAACTCCCCACTGGGCAATGTCTGCGACTGTCCAAACGCCGTCAACCCTGACAGGTCGAACAGTTCCAGTAGTGCTTTTGGGTAGTCTTCATCCTCCAAGAACTGTGCGACAAGTCGAGTGCTGCCGCCCTTTGCGTTCCACATGAGGGCAGAAATGTATGTGACCCGGCTCTCTTCATCTCGCAGGGACTGTACAGTGTCCCACGCTTCCGGGTTGCGCCCGAACGCCATCTGCATGATTTCGTCCGCTGATTCAGACAGTTTGTCAATGTCGATACCAAGCCCAGCCAAGGCTGTGCTGTTGAGCCAGTAGAGGTGTTGCAGCAGTTTGAGTCCGTCTTCGGCGTTCGCCGGTTTCACCACCACGTCAACGTGGTCTTCTTCGTCCCCGTGACGGATGATCAGGTTGCGGCCCTTGATGAATGCTGTAGCCATGGTTTGCCTTCCAAAGTTTTTGGGTGCCTTCCAGAAAGAGGGGAGCCGGGCGGGGGAGGGAAGGCAGTCTCAACCCCGCCCGGCGGTCTGGTTACTCGCCGAACGCAGGGTTGGCGATCGGCTTGAAATCGCCCTGACCCTTGCACTCGAACGACATGAACTCGATGGCGGCGTTGTCCGTGTTCTTACGCGACCAACCGACCGACGCGGTGCCCGCATAGGCGAGCTTCTTGATCTTCGTCGAGTAGATGCGGATCGGCACGACACTGCCCGAACCGATCGAATCTGCGGCCGCGATCAGAGTTTCGAGGGCCGGTTGAACGGCACCGTCGGTGCCGATGACAGGCTTCACGTCGAACTTGGGTGCGAAGTTCGTGGCCTGCTTTGTCTCCGACGTCTGCCCCTGGTTGGCGTACGTGGTGCCGTCAGCGGTCACGTCCGAACGCCCTGGGTCGATCCCGGTCACGTCAGGCAGGTTGGCGTAGGTGACAGTGCCACCCTCCGCCGCGGTGCCGATGTCGAGCATCCACTGGTAGGAGAGCCCTTCGGCCCCGGTGGACGGCCCCTGCTGGGTTACTGCTGGTGACATGGTGTTTCCTTTCGATGATGGTGAGTCGGTCACTGGTCGGTGACCGGGTGGGTCCAGCGCCCTCCGAGGAGCCGGAAGTTGAGTGTGTGCTCGTGCAGGTCGGTGGCGGTGTCTTTGCCCAGGTATGCGGTCGAGATGTGCTCGATGCCCGCGACGGTGACCGCCCCGAGGTGCACATCGGTGCGACGGTGCAGCAGGTCGCGGATGGCGTCGACCATGTCGAGGCTGGCGAGGTATGACTTGCTGACCCGTGTGGCAACCTGCATATACAGGGTGGTGGTCTGGGCTTCGCCGATCACCTCGTCGTAGGCGTTGAGCTTGATTGCTGTGGCAGGTGTCTTCGGCCATGTACCGAACACGATGCCGACGTCGGCGACCGCGTACCCGTCGGGCTTGTACACGCCGATGCCGTTGTCTGCGAGGAGTTGGGCGAGCCCATCGAGCACCTGCCTCGTGTAGGTGGGGATGCGTCCGGTCATCGGAGGTACCCCCGGATGGCTTCCGCGATGATCTGCGCGGTCTCCTGCTGTGAATCGTTGAATGGCCGCTCGAGGTATTTGGCGCCGGTGCCGGGCTCGGTGAAGTGCACGCCGGTCTCTTCGTGGCGGCGCACCGCGTAGACGGTGTCGTAGGACACGGTCGCTTCGAGGTTTCCGGCGCTGGCTTCGGTGACCTGTTGTGATCCGCGCAGGTCGCCGTCGAGCAGTGGAGTGAGGGGGAGCGCCTTGGCTGCAATGTTCTTCGCTGCACGGGTGAGGCCGGTCGCTGCTGCTGCCCGGAGGCGTGCCGAGCTGAAGTTGCCCGGCGTGAGACTGACGTTCAGACCCATGAGATCACCTCATTCGCAGTACAGGGTGGCGTGGTTCGGTGTGGCCGCCGAGTATTCGGCGCGGGCGGCGGCGATCACCTTCGTACGCCGCTCATGCTCGGTGCCAGCCCACAGAGTGATCTCCGAGCCCGGCGTGCACAGGTAGTTGAGTGGCACGGCCACCTGACAGGTCGAGGTGGTCTCGACGCCGTCCTTGTCGCGCACGATCATGACCTTGTCGACGATGAGCGCCCGTGGCACCGTGAGTGTCTGGAAGTTGTCGCCGTCGGGGCCGGAGCCCTCGTACAGGTGCTCGGTGACGAGGTTTCTGTGCGGCAGGTACCGGTCGATCCTCATCGGTGACTCACGATCATGGTGAGCAGGCCTGCCGCGTGCAGGATGCCGACGGCCTCGGGGGAGATGCGCACATCGTCGCTGCCGTCGCTGCTGCTGGCGCGCTTCGACAGGGTCACGTCGAGGATGCTGACTGAGTCGTAGAGCCCGGCAGCGCCAGATGGGTCGCCGTCGGCGGTCTCTACCCACCAGGCGGCCTGTGCGCAGGTGGCGTCGCGCAGCGTCTCGGCGATGTCGAGGTCGTCACTGTCGACAGCCACCCCGCGAGGGAGGTAGCCGTCGACAGTGAGGGAGGCACGGCGGAGCAGAGCGTTGAGCTTGGGCTCGGTGAATCCGTCGGGCAGGTCCTCGCCTGTGAAGTTGAGGTAGTCCTGCGCGACTGCGTGAGGCTGGTAGCTCATTGCCCTGCTCCTGTCGTGCTATTCGGCCGGTGCGGCCGGGACGAGTGCGGCGAGCAGCTCGTCCTTCTTCTTGGCGTCGCCGAGGTTGACGCCGTGCGCGGCCGCGTAGGCGGTCAGCTGTCCGACCGTCCACTTCTCCGACGGGTCGCCCTCGGGGAATGCAGGCTCTTCGGCCTCGTCCTGGACGACCGTGTAGCCCTGCCGGCGGAAGTAGGCGAGCGCGGCGAGGCTGTCGGTCTCGCCGATGCCGTTCTCGAATGCGACGCCTGCGACGTGGCCGGTGAAACCCTCGACGGGGGTTGCGATCTTCGCCATTTCGATCACCGCACCTTCACGCCGCGGAGCACCGCCGCCGCCTTGGTGGCACGCAGCTCGATGCCGATCGGGCCGAGCTCCACCTCGCCCTTCTTCACCGCGTTCGACGTGGTGAAGTCCGGCAGCCAGGTCTTCACGACGGTGCCGCCGATGGTGGTGACGCCGTAGAATCCGTCGGGGCCGACCCGGTACGCGTACAGGTCGGTCTTGCCACCGGTGGTGGGGATGATCGGGTCGTTCGACCCGGCCTTGTTCCCGGCGTCGACGAGGATGATGCCGTTGCCGATGGTCTGACGCACGATCGGGCGACCCGACGGGCCGTTCAGGCCGTCGACGGGCGACTCGACGAACTGGTTGGCGCGGCGTGCGGCGGCGCGCAGACGTGCGAGCACGTCACGGTTGCCGACGATGACGGTGGGTGTGCCGTCGAGCAGCGACAGGAAGTCGTCGAGCTGGTCGTAGATGCTGAACACCTTCTCCTGCGTGGACAGGTCAGCCCAGTCGTAGGTGCCGGTGCCGTCGGCGTTCACCTCGGTCGACGAGCCGGTGAGGGCCTTGTCGAGGCCGTCGAAGGCGTTCGCGTCGGTTGCGGTGTCGCCGTTGATGACGGCGTCCTGGAACTTCGTGGTGGTCGCCTTGATCTTCTGCAGGAGGTTGACCTGCACGGCGCCGGATGCGGCCGCGCCGAGCCCCGCGATGACGCGGTCGACTTCGAAGCTGCCGCCGAGCACGGCGAGGGCGCTCGACTTGATCTCGGTCTCGACGTTGCCGGGCGTGTACTCGCTGTTGAGCGCACGGAACGCCGAGGTCGGCTGAGTCTTCAGACGACGGTACGAGTGGCTCAGGACGCCGCCACCGCCGGACGTGGCGGAGACGACATCGTCGAACCCGAGAGTGTCGAGGATGGCGGATTCCTTGCGGAACTCGTCGATGACGTTCGCGTCGAGCGGGGTGAGGGTGTTGTTCTTGGCTTCTGCCAGGGAGACGGCCATGGGTCAGTTTCCTTTCGGGGTGAGCTGCGCCTCGATCTGCTGAGCGATCGACTGCTGCAGGTTCGGGGCCTTGCTGGTGTGCCCGCCGGTGTGCGTGGCGCTGCCTGAGCTGCCGGGCACCTTGGGGCCGTTCTTCAGGTATGGTTGTGCTTCGAGCACTTCCTTGACCGCTGCCTCGACGGCGGCGGCATCAGTCGGATCTACCGACTTGAGCTTGTTGGTGAGCGCCCGCGAGTCGAGCAGGGCGGATGCGTTGCCGTTGATGTCAGGCTTCGCGGCGATCGTGCGCACTGCGGCGTCGACCTGCAGCTGCTTGAGCTGGGTTTCGAGGTCGGCGGCGTGCTTCTCGGCTGCCTCCTTGGCATCGGCGGCCTGTTTGGCTGCGATGCGGCGTTCGGCGTTCTCCTCGCGCAGCTGCTTGATGTACGGGTCGACCGTGTCGCTCTTGGGCTCGGGCTTCGCGGCGGCGGCCGGGGCCGCCGGTGCGGGCGGCTGCGGTGTCGGTGCAGGTGCGCCTGCGGGTGGTGTTGCAGGTGGTGTGCTGCCGCCCTCGCCGCCTGCTGCGCCCTCGAGGAAGCGCAGGCGGGGGCGGTTCCAGATCAGCGGGCGTGCCGCCACTGCGGGACGTGGTGTGCGTGGAATGAGTGTCATGGTGTCTCCTTGCTCCGGTTTCTCCGTGAGGGTGGTGCTCTCGCCCGTCGAGACGGAGCAAGCCCGACGGGCGAGAGGTTTCTATGCGGCGTGGCCGTCCGAGAACCACAGCTGCTCGCGGCGGCTGCGGCGTGGCAGGTCATGTTCGGCGACGTGCGAGCGGATGCGCGCCTGCTCGTCGCGGGCGCGGCGCTTCCACTTGGTCGCCTCGGCGTCATCCTCGGCGGTGGCCGCACGGCGCTTGAATGAGCGCACCCGGCGCTCCATGTACCGCTGCTTGTCGCGGGCGGCCTCGGCGTCGGGGTCGTAGCGGGTGAGGTTCGTGGCCGTCGACGTGCCGCCCGGGATGTACGGCACGAGGAAGCAGCGGCAGTTGGGGTGTTGCCAGCCTGCGGCGCGCGCCTCGTCGACAGTGCCGTCGACGTGCACGGTGACCGCCCCGTCGCCGAGCATCGACGGCATCCGGTAGTCGCCAGCCGGTGTGCCGTCAGTGCTGAGGGTCTTCCCGGCCCAGGCACCGCAGTGCGAGCAGGCGGTGTGCCCGATGACGACCTGCGTCAGGTTGATGCCGGCCTGCTGTGACTGCCAGACGGTGGCGTCGGTGTAGGCGCGTGTGACGGCGGTTCGGGTGGCCATCTCCGCGTAGGTGCCGATGCGCCACCGTCGCCCGGTAATGTCGGTGAATCCGGTGACGCCCTGGTCGAGGAAGCGACGCACGGCCAGCCGCCGCGCGGACTCTTTCACCTCGGCGTTCATGAGCGGGCCAGTGACAGTGTCGGCGATGGTGCGCTGGTAGACGTCGCCGGCGGGGCCGAGCCACCGTCCGAGCTGGTCGACCGGGTAGCGGAGGATGCGGGAGCGCACCTGATCGAATGCGTTGGTCAGGTCGGCTTGCACGGCGGCGACCGCGTGCTGCATGGCCGTGGTGGTCGGCACGGTCTTCGAGTGGATGACCTTCGCGGCGCCGAGTGTTGCTGCGGCTGCGATGGTGCCGTGCTCGGCTGCGATCGTGATCACCTGGGCGGGCAGGTCTGCGGGTAGCTGTGCGACGAGCCGCTGCGTGTAGTCGCGCAGTTCGGCGATGATGCGTGCACGGTCGGCCTGCGTCCACGTGTTGCGGCCTGCGCGGAGCTTCTTGGCGACCTGCTTGAGCAGGCGCAGCTCGAGGCGGTTGTACACGTCGGCGATGTCCGCGCCGAGCTGCTCGATCAGGTCGGCAGGGTCGGAGCCTGCGGGCGGCACGTACAGGGGCATGGGTTAGGCCAGTTCGTATGTCTTGGCGAAGATGTCCGGCTTGCACGGGTAGAACTCGCCATTCACTCCACGGATTACTGCATCTCCGTGCGAGTACAGTCCCGTTGGATCTCTGGTCTCTGCGCGCATGACACCCTCAAGAGTGGGGATCTCGAGCGCAACGTAGACGTCGGTGGGGTCGCTCGCTTTCGACTCTCGGAGAACACGACCACCGCACCATCGAGCAACGTCATCGACGTTGTCTCGTTTCAAGATCATGGCCTCGATCTCGACGGGTCGTTTACGGTACTTCGTCGCTAGCGTCATCATCTGCTCCGTTCTCGTCGGGGTCGTAGCGTCCGAAAGTGCCCGGGTCTGCGGGTGCTTCCGCGGCGAGCCGATCCATCTCTGCACCCACCTGCTCGTCTGTCCAGTCCGGGTTGGCCATGCGCACACCGGTCTCGCGTGACATCACCTCGGCGGAGCGCAGGAAGCTGATCTGCTGTGCCACCTGCGTCGGGTCAGGGGTGGCCTGCTGCGTGAACTCGACGCTCGGCGGGGCGATTGGTTGACCGCCCTTGCCCGGGTAGACGGCGGCGTCGACCTCCATGAGTGCCTGTGATAGCGAGGCGAGTCCGGCCTGCCAGTTGAGGCCTTTGCGGTCGCGGGTGCGCTCGGACTGGCTGCGCCGGTCGGTGACCTCCGTGGCCGTTTGTGCCGAGCTTGAGTACTGGTCGAGGTCGGAGAGGCTGAAGCCGGCGGCGAGGATGATCTGCGCGCTGATCGCGGACGCCGTGTCGGCGTGGTCCTGCGTGCGAATCAGGAACTGCTCTGCTCTGATCGCGTTGTCGCCGATCATGTTCGGCGGGAGGTTCAGCGTCTGGTAGATCTCACGGTCGGGGTCGAACTGGCCGGTGCGGTCGAGGGTGCCCTCGGGCACCATGAGGCGTGCCTTTGCGAGACGAATATCCCGCATCCACGACGACCAGGTTTCGTCGAGTGCGTCGAGCATCCCGTCGATGCCTTCGAAATCGGAGCGGCCGAGATCCTTGAGCACGCCGTCGCGGCGCCAGTCTTTCGCCGACGCATTCGGGATGAACACGGCGGTGAGCTTCTGCGTGCCGGTCGGGATGGCAGGCTGCCCGCCAACCTCCAGTGTGGTGAGATCGGCGAGCGGCGCGGTGGCCGTGTGCTCGGTGAGCGGCACCATGCGGCCGAGGTTCGTGGCTGTGCCCTCGTACAGGCCGTGCAGGATGTAGCCGGGCACGTGCTGCTCAAGGTGCCGGTACACGGTCGCGCTGTTGTCGACCGGGTACTCGGTCCACATGGTGAGCGCTGCGAGACGCCCGGCCCGGTGCTCGGGGATGACGAGGTCCGCGCCGGCCGCCTGCACCCAGGGGGTGTCTGCGATGCCGCGATCCCATGCGATGGTGAACGCGGTGCCGCCGAGCGCGGCGCCGATCTCTGCGCCGTCGAGGAGCGCTGCACGGAACTGCGGCTGGTTGACGATCTCGTCGAGACGTGCGCCTGCCCGGCCGTCGTTGTCGTCGACCAGGTTGATCGACGGCGGTGTTGCGAGCAGCAGCTCGGCGGAGAGCCGCGCGAGATTCCCTGCGAGGGGCGCGTGCAGGCGGGTGCGGTGCTCGCCCGGGGCGACGGGTCGGCCGACGAAGAAGTTCACCAGCGACGACAGGATGCCACCCTGACGGGTGCGGCCTGCGGGGCGCGTGTGCCCTGTGTAGAGTTCGGCGAGCTTCTCCATGTCGCCGCGGTACCAGGCGTCCCAGACGGTGTAGCGCTGGTACGCCTGATCGTAGGGTTTGGGTGGCCAGAGGGTGTCTTGCTGCGGGAGCATATGCCCTCCTTGGTATGTGTGTTCAGTGGATGCCGATGGCGTGCTGCCACAGGTGCTTGGTGGAGCGGACGACGTAGCGGCCGCCGTCCATGGAGTGGTCGGCAACCTTGAGCGGCTTGTCGAGGCCCTTCTCGGTGGCTTTGGGGTCCCACGAGTAGGCGGGGGCCTCTTTGATCCAGCCCTTGCACCGGTCGGTGACGATCATTCGGTCGAGGGCGAGCAGTGAGGCGACGTCGGCGAGGCCGTCGTTCACGTCGTTGTCGGCCGGCCATGTGCGCACGCCGTCTTTCCACAGCTGCTCAGAGAACGATGCGGCGGAGGGGTCGAGGAAGATGTGCTCGGGTTCGAGCACGCTGCCGTCCGGGTGATGCAGGCCTGACAGCCACGCCCGGAACCGCTCTGACAGTTCGACGTCGGTGAGGCGCACGTCGGTGACGCGGGAGTCGTACCGCCATTCGTCGATGAGCACGAGGCGCGGCTGTGGTTCGGCGGTGAGGCCGAGGGCGATACCGACGGTGGCGTTCGTGGTGCCGTAGTCCATGCCGACGCCGAACACGCGGTGCAGGGGCGGCAGATCCTCCCAACGGATGACGTGCCGGTCGGGGTCCCACATGGGGTAGATGGCACCCTCGGCGGCGACCCATTCGGATTCGATCATGCGCCGGTACCAGAGGCCGGTGTACTGCTTCTTGAGCTCGGCGATGTACTCGGGGTTGTTCTCGACGAGCCAGGTGTTGTCGTCGAGGAGGAACGTGACTCGGTAGAGGTTGAGGACGTCGTCGCCGGCTGGTTTCTCGTGGGCGATGCCGTGCTTGTCGACCCACAGGCGTGCACGCTCGAGGTATTTCTTGAGCAGCCAGTGCTCGGGCCCCTCGGGGTTGCAGGTGAGGAAGAGTCTGGCGCCTGGTACGGACAGGCGCGAGATGAGCATCTGGAATGCGGACTCGGGGACGACGGCCGCCTCGTCGAGGAGCGCGCCGGCCAATGTGAGGCCTTGGATCTTCTCTCGTGAGCTCTCGTCGTTGAAGCCAACGACCAAACAGTCGCGGCCGAAGATCGATACCCGGCCGGTTGCTCGGGTGTAGACGACGCGTTCGGGGCCGAAGATTTCCTGCAGCGGCAGGATGAGGTTGTTGGCGATGGTGCGTTCGGTGCGGCCGCCGATGAGCAGCAGCCCGGCAGGGCCGTGCACGCAGTAGCTGGCCCACATGAGCAGTTCGCCGATGGTCTTGCCTGAACGGACGGCCCCGTCGAAGGCGACGATCCTGGCCCATTCGGGGATGTGTACGGCGCGTGCTGCTTTGCCTTCGAGCGGTGTGGGTTGCACGGCTGCCCCCTCACTTGATGATGGGCACTCCGAGGCTGTCGAGGTAGGTGTCGAAGGCTGGCTTGTTGAGGTCGGTGCGCTGGTCGATCTTCTCGAGGTCGAGGCTCTTGGACACGGCGATGCCGATGGAAGTCATGATGTTGCGTTGCACGTCGGCGGGCGGCCGGGGGAGTGTGTGCTCCCGGTAGATGTTGTCCTTGCCACCGAAGGAGAACACGGTGGTCTTGGCGAACAGTTGGCCACGGAGCTGTTCGGCGTCGTGCAGGAGTTTCAGTTTGAGCTGGGCGCGCAGTGCTGCGGCGTCGGCCTGCTTGGCTTGGGTGGCGGCTTTGGTCTGTGAGCGTGACGCCCATTCGAGGCCGAGGCGTTTGGCGAACTTCGAGATCGTGGCGCGTGAGAAGCCGAGGTGTTCGGCGATCTTCGCGAGCGAGAGGCCTTCGGCGTGGAGGGTATGTAGTTTGCGAGCGTCGTCGTCGGTGAAGCGGTGTTGCGGCATGGTGCACCTCCCGCGGGCCTGCCGCGCTACCGGTGTCGATGGAAGTGTGAGCCCCGCCTGCCGGGTGTTCCAGAAATGGTGATTTCTACCGGCGGGCGGGGCTTGTCAGACGTAAGGCGTCATTCATGAACGATCGCAGTGTGTGCGGCCGCTCGACGGTGGCACACTGATCTACGATCTGAAACGATTGTCCAGCACGTCCAGGTGGTTCGCCAAAGGTTCAACCAACCCTTGTCGCACGCTCCGTAGCGGTCAGCCGTGTGGCCGTCTTCGCCCGCTCCACGTCGAGCAGGTCGGGGAGGTTCAGCCAGAGCTTCCGGCCCGGCCGCCATGTGCGGATGCTGCCCTCAGCCACCCACGCGTAGATGGTGGCACGGCTGCGTCCAACGCGCGCTGGGGCGTCGGTAGCGAGGATCCAGTCAGACGTTGTCTGGTTCATCTGTCTCTTCCGCACTTGGTAGAAGATCCTCTTGGGAAACTGCCAGCAAGGAGACGCCGTCGTAGAGTCCCAACCGTTTCAGGTCTGAGATGAATCGTTCTGCGCTGGCAAAATCAACATCATTCTGAACAAAGACGCGAACACCACCCTTGCTGTTGACCAGAACGTCGACTGACTGTTCTGAATCCGCCATGGCTTTTCTCATGAACTGAGCTGCTTCGTGAGCCCTCACTTGTCTCGAAGAATAGTTGAGGCGGTTATCTTTCGCGACCCTCGGTCTAGCCAAGGACCTGACTTGTAGCAGAATCTCGTCAACCTTGTCGTCTAACGACCTTGGGTGGGTCAATTCGGTTTCAATCGCCAATTCAGAGATTGCGTGTGTTACCTGGTTGAGGAAGTCTGACGAAGTTCGCTCGAACGATTGCTGAAGAAGAGTCTCTCGAATTGGAGCATCCGCTTGACCATTAACGGCAAGAACCAGCTTCCAAAGATCACCATCAGTAGACAGATCAGTAAGCTGAAGATTTGAGAGCGGTCCTTTGTACTGCGCTTTAGAAAGATCAATGAGTACGGGGCAGACCTGCTTGTTCCCAACCTTCGAAAAAATCGCCCCAGATTCGAAGTAGAGCCATGGGTTGAGCTGATTCTCTTGCGTAATGAAAGTGATTCCGAGTTTGGAGTCCTCAAGTGCGGCAGAGATTGTGCTAAACCAAGGCGCACCTTTTTCTATCTCTGTCGAAATGAATGCACCGTCACATTCTTGGATCACATTTGGCAGCCACGCCTCGAAAGCTTCTGCAACAGTGTGGCTCAGAGTACCTGACCAGCTGAGGAAAATCTTCACCTCACAGAGTCTAGTGCCTCGCGTGCTCGTCGATAACCAACCGTGCATCCCAAGCCACCATCTCGGGCGTCTCCAAATGCCCGCACACGGTGCACACGACCCTGATGTCGTCGCCTGCATACTGTGGCGGCTGCCACTCCAGGGCGAGCCGCTGGCACTGCCGGCAGCGCACGTACACGACCTTGTGTGGCTTCTCCTCGGTCGGCCAGTTGCGTGCCGCTGACTCGACTTCCTGCCACAGGCACCTGCACAGCCACTGGCCTTGCAGGTCGGCTGCGGCGTCGCGCAGGTCATCCCAGGGCTGCAGCCGGTTGAGCAGGTCATCGATCGTGTGGGCCGCCACCCAGGTTGCCGGGATCGGCAGGGGTGCCTCTGCTCGTTTGGTGCGGCCGCCCTGCTCGGTGGTGATGTGGCCGGCGGCGTACAGCCAGGGGACGAGGGTGCGGGCGGTGTCGATGGCTCGTTCGAGGCGGGCGTATTGGCGGGGTGTGAGGTGGCCGACCATTTCGGTGGGGTCGACGGCCGTGTATGTGTCCTGGGTCATCGTCTGGTCACTTTCCTGTCGTAGTTGGAGGGCAGCCCGAGCGTGCGGCGTGTGTCGCATACGGACTGTGGTGTGATGCCGAGCTTGTCGGCGATCTCCTGATCATTGAGCCCTTCGCCGTGCAGCTCGGTGATCTGCTGCCTGCGGTGTTGGTATGGGCTGTTCGGCTTCAGTCCAAGCCTGCGACGCAGCCTGCGCGCGTGGTCGAGGGTGAGTCCGAGGCGTGCACTGATCTGTGCGTCGGTGCACCCGTGCCGGTGGAGGTCTTCGAGGTCGTCGAAGAGCGGGTCGCCGTCTGGTACTGGTTTGTGCCGGTACCCGTCGGGGATGGTGACGCCGGGGTCGCCGGGGCGCGGCTGGTGTGTGCTGCTGGGTGTGCGTTTGGGCTGTGTGGCGCGCTCGGCGAGCTGCTCGAGCAGGTGGTGCACTTGGCAGCCTTTGCGGTCAGCGATGGCGCGCAGTGTGCGGTACAGGGCGGGCTCGAGTTTCACGGGCACGGTGATGCGGCTGTCTAAAACGGACATGATGCTAGCTCTCTTTCGCTCTCTGCGGTCTCGAATAGGTCTGGCTGGTGTGATGACACACGCTCGGGCTGTGCGGGCGTCCTGCGGGCTGTGGCGGCCGCTGGCAGCCGGCTGGGGAAACGTCCGCCGCAACGGTGCTCGGGGAGCACGACGGGTCGGCTGGCGGCGTCCTCCTGGTCGTGCTGTGACCAGTAGAGCTCCGAGCGCAGGTCGAGGCAGTGCTCGCCGAACCGCCACGCCCACGCCCAGGTGGGGCGGCCGGCGAGCACACACGCGGTCTCCTCCGGCAGGCTGATCGGTGTCGGGTCGACCATGTGCGGGCCGGTGATCACGGTCGGCAGGGACTCCTCGGTGTCGACGTCGAGCACGACCATGCGGCAGCGGGGGCAGCGCGACCAGGTGACATGCTGGGCGGTCATGAGCGCACCTGCTTGTCTTCGGCTCGACGGCGTGCGAGCTCGGCCCGGTACAGGTCGACGGCTTCGGTGTCGTCGCGTTCGCGGGCGACCTTGATCATGCCGCGCAGCCCCGAGGTCGGGAAGGTCTCGCGATCGCGCAGCAAGGCCTCGGCTTTCGAGATCCAGTCGGCGATCATGAGCGTGCCCGCCGGTCTGCGTAGGCGATCGCCTCGGCGAACGTCGGGAAGGAGCGGTACACCCACAGGATCGGAAAGGGCACAGGGCTGAGCACCAGCCATCGCGGCCGGCCATAGGTGGAGTGCGGGCTGGCTCGACGCACCCGCCAGCGGCATGGCTCCTGCGCGCGTTCGGATCGGGCGAACGTTCGTGGCTCGTTCGCTGTCGGGGGCGCAGTGCTTAGTAGTGCCGTGTTTTCCTGTTGAGCAGTCTCCTGCGCGCGCGTAGTAGTTAAGTTAATGTGCGCGCGTGTGGTGTCTACATGTTGCAGAAACTGGGCACTACTGGGCACTGATGCCCTTGCATCGGCTTGTTTGTGCGGATCGGGGGAGTGTCTAGTTTGCTGGAAACTGGGCACTAACTGGGCACTGTCGCTGGAAACTGGGCACTGCTTACTATCGTCTGATGAGTGCCTAGTTTGGGGTGACAGTGCCCAGTTTGAGTGCCCAGTTTCGTGGCCCTGGTTGGCGACGAATCTGGTGCGGATGCAGTGCCCGCCGATGTGCTGGTAGATCGCTGTGATGGTCATGGTGGTGGCTCCGTTCACTTGTTCCAGTACTCGCCGTCGATGATGCTGTCGCCGTCGAGGAGTGTGAGGTTGGTGAAGTAGTGACGCCCGTTGCTGCGTGCTTCGCCGAGCTCGGGGAGTTTCTGTTTGAGGGCACGGCCGAATGCGGTGACGTTGAGTTCGTGTTCGCCGTTGGTGGCGCACCAGGTGATGTAGTCGGCGCGGATCTCTGATTTGAGGACGCGTGCGGGGTCGCCTCCGCCGGTGTGGATGCGTTCGGCGGCGTACCTGCCGAGGTGGTCTTCTTCCTGCTTGTACTCCTGTGTGGCGGCGCGTACGGCGTCGGGTTCGTCGAGGCCGTGTGCGAGGTAGTCGACGGCTCCTTGGACGATCCAGGCGAGGATGCCGGCGCCTTCGTGCTCGATGAGGCGTTCTTGGAGGTTCTCGACGCGCTGTTCGGGGGTGACGGTGTGTACGAAGGGGATGAGGCGCAGGCGCCGCCAGAAGGAGTCTCCGCCGGTTTCGACTTTGGGCTGCGAGTTGCCCATGAGCCAGAGCGTGTGTGACGGGGTGAAGGTGAAGAAGTCTTGTCGCATGAACCGTGCGGTGATTTTGTCGCCGCCGGTGAGCATCTTGACCTTGGCCTCGTCGAATCTGGTGCCTTCGTTGATTTCTGAGGCGACGGCCATGCGCCGGCCTTGCAGGTTGGCGAGTTCGGTTTCGTGGCGGTCTCGGCCTGCGAGGAGGAAGTTGGGTGGTGTTTCGGTGGCGTATTCGCCGAGGATGCTGGTGATGGTTTCGAGGAACACGGTTTTGCCGTTGCCGCCTGATCCGTGGAGGAAGGGGAGGATGTTCTCGAGCACTTCTCCGATCGCGGACAGCCCGGTGAGGCGCTGCACGTAGGTGATCATTTGCTGGTCGCCTTCGAAGGTCTGCTCGAGGAATGTCGACCAGAGTGGCGTGGGCTGCCCGTCGTCCATGCTGACGCGGGTCTGCTTGGAGTGGAACAAAGTCGGCAGGGGTTCGATGTGTGCGCCGGTGCGCAGGTCGATGGCGCCGTCGGGCGTGTTGAGCTGGTAGGGCTGCCGGTCGAATCGGTCGGCTGCGACGCGCATGTCGGGCATGGTTTTGAGGATGGCGACGGCGTTGGAGAGTGATCGTGCGCTGAGGGATTTGAGCCGGTGGGCGTGGGTTTGTTTGTCGACGTCGGGGAGCCGGTCGGCGATGTCGAGGGCGGCTTGGATGGCTGCTGCCTGGTCGGGCTGCCATTGCCAGCGGGTGTTCTCCCAGGTGGCCCATTTGCCTGCGTCGGGGATGTATTTGAGTGTGGTGGAGTGTTCTTGTGCGGCGAGGCGCGCGTTGCCGGTGTCGGTGAGGTCGTCGTCTTCGCCGGTGGTGGTTGCGGGTGCGGGTGCTGCGCTGGCGGTGGTGCGGCCGCCTTGTACGACGGAGAGTGCGGGGCGCTCGGCCGGTTCGGTGATCATTTTCGCGGGCTCACGAAAATGATCGGTGGGCAGTGTTCCGGGATTTCCGGATGACTGGACGGCGTCGGCAATGGTCAAGGATTCCTTGCCAGTTGCAGCGCTCGCGCTCGCGGTGGCCCGTGGTGTGAGTTCGCGGGGTGCTCGTTTGCCGTACCCGTCGGCGTGGAGGGTGCGTGCTGCGGCGGAGTGGTCGCCGCCGTGCTGCAGGAGCGCGTAGGCGCCGAACTTGGTGTAGGGCTTCTCTGCCTCGAACTCGGTGGAGGTGGAGAAGACGTAGAGGCGGTCGCGGTCGTCGGCGTGTCCGGTGGTGGCGGAGATGCCTTCGTCTTTGCCGGGGCGCCGCCAGTAGCGTGTGCGGCCGCGGGTGCCGAGGAGTGTCCAGCCTGCGGGGGTGAGGATGTCTGCCCAGTCGGTGCGCTGTTCGTAGTCGTCGCCGGGTTTCAGGTCGCCGGGCTGGTCGTTGCTTGGTGTGGTGGTGCCGCCGAAGTCGGCGTCCCAGATGCTGGCTGTCTGGGTGGAGTCCCAGGGTTCTTCCTCGGGGGTCTTGTCGAGGGCGAGGTTGAACACGAGGTGCAGTTGGTCGCGCTGCGCCATGGTGATGGTGGTGATGGTGTCGGGGCCGCCGAGGAGGCGCACGTATGGGCGTCCGGTGGGGTGCACTGTGCCGGCGGAGGGGGCGAGGACGACGAAGCCGCCTTCGCCGCGGGTCTCGGCCAACGTTTCGCGGTTGTCCGCGCGGGCGATCTTCTCGTTGCCGGGCACGGGAGCGTCGCTGATGCGGTAGAAGAGGTGCAGGCCGCCGGAGGGTGACTGTTCGGACCAGCCTTGGAGGATCTGCTGGTAGAGCCCGGTGAGTTCGGCGCCGTCGAGCAGTTCGAGGAGGGCGGGCATGTCTGGCATGGCGCGGCCCTCGATCTCGAGCAGTTCGATGCCGCCGGAGATGGCGCCGGTAATCATGCCGACGCCGAGTGGGGTGTTGTCGGGGAACCAGTCGCGGATTTGCTGCTCGGTGGCGCGCTCGCGGGTGTATGACTTCCAGGCGAGGGCGGGTGATTTCGACCCGTCTGCTTTGACGGGGACGACGGATGCGCCGGCGGCGTGGAGTTGGAGGGCGGCGTCTATGATTGTGCTCATTTGGTGGCCTTAGACGAGGGGGACGGTGTGGACGTATCGAACTGGATTAACGTGGGGCTATTGGGGGTTGCCGCGATTTCGGCATGGGTCGCTATCTGGGCACAGCGAGATGCAGTGAAGTCGAAAGATGAAGCAGCAGTGCAGGCGAATCGAGCCCTCAAAGCAGCAGAAGCCAGTGCGACTTCGCAGGAGCGCAGCGCAACAGCACTTGAGGAGCAAGCCGATTTGATGAAACAAGCTGCCAAAAAGCCGACTTGGGATATTCGGAAGATTGCCAAGCACAGATGGTCAGCCACGAATTCATCTGAAACCACCGTCCGCGATGTGCATATTCGACATGAACTTGACGATGAAGGTGCCGTCACTATCTCGGACGCAGGCAGTGATGGCTGCATCGATAGAGTGCTGCCTGGACGAGCTTTTTCGATCAGTTTCGGCGGAAGAGTCGTCGACCCACCTTCAGCGGATATCAGTGTGGTTTGGAACGATGTGGACGATCGAGCACAGTCACAGCCGACCACGCTGATGTAGTTCTTTTTCATGTGCCCCTGCCGCAGACTCGACTGCGGGTGTATGCCGTTCCAGGGGCGGCCTGCATGCGCTGCAGGCGGGCGGTGTTACTCAGCTGATGCGCAGTCTTCGCAGACCGGTGCACCGGAGTAGGCCATGTTGTCTTGGCCGATGGCGTTGATGTCGCGTCCGCAGTATCGGCACCTCATGGTCAGGATGGCCTTCCGACGAACACGGGGGCGGTCACGCGTGCTTTGAGCTCTTCGACGATCTGGCCCCACAGCTGGTCGAGGACACGGTCGGTGCCGATGAGCTTCACGCCGAGGCGCAGCTGCCCGTCGCGCAGCCGGTACCGGAACCGTGCAGTGACGGCCACCTTGGTGACCTTGCCTTTCAGCTCGGTCACGCCCTCGAACGGCTGCAGCGCCAGGGTGAGTTCGCGGGGGATGACGAGCTCGCCGCGCTGCCCCGCTTTGGCCTTGATGGTCTCCGAGTAGCCGACACGCGTCTCACCTGAGTCGAGCCGGTTGGACGAGGAGAACTCGACGTCGTTGGTGGCCTGCAGTGACTGGGCGATCTCAAGCACGTCGCCGGCTGCGGGTGCGACGATGTCGTCGACGTGGTCTTCGATGAACTCGGCGAACTCCTGCTGGTCGAGCAGGCTGCCGCTGATGTTGGTCCAGTCGGTCCATGCCTGCGTGGCTCGCAGGTCGAGGATGCCGCGGAATGTCTCCGCACCGAAGCGGTCTTCGCTGGCGAGGAAGTCGTTGCCTTCGGCGCCGTCGATGATGGCGGTGATCTTCGTGTCGAGCTTGGACGCGAAGATTTCTGAGCCGGTGGAGTTGGCGTGCTTTTCGACGAAGGCGATCAGCGAGTCGAGGTTCTCGATCTGTCGGGCACCTGTGCGGCGGTCGCGGCGCAGCGGTTCGGGGTTGGTGTGCTCGATGTGCACCTTGCCGTCTGCGTCGGTGATGGCGTAGTCCGTGTCGGGTGTCAGCTCGACGGGCTTGGCGGCGATGCGTGCGAGCTCGGCGACGGTCTTCACTTCGGTGTCGATGTCGGAGAGTGTGAGGTCGCTGAAGATGGTCTGGTCGGTCATGGTCAGTTCTCCTTCTTGTCGAGTCCGAGCAGCTCGAACTCTGGCTGGGTGGGGTCGGACTTGGTGAGCCCGCCGTTGGGTGTGGGGAAGAGGATCGAGGGCTTGGCTTCGATCTCAGGGCGCTTGGAGCGCACCTGATCGGACACGACGAGAGTGTCCGTGTCTCCCTCGAACGGGGCGACGGTGAGCGTGAGCGTCAGCGTGCCTTTCTTGCCGGTGGCGACGACGTCGGTGACGAGCTCGGCGAAGCGGGTGTTGAGCTTCTCGTGCAGGACTGGTCGTGCGCCGAGCAGCGTGCTGAATGGTGCCGCCGTCTCTGTCTTGTTAGTGGTTTCGGTCATGATCTGTTGCTCCGTTTCTTGCTGTGGTTGGTGGTGGTGAAGTGGCCACTTCGTGGGGCTGGCAGGAGTCGAACCTGCGGCCGGCTTGAGAGGGGAGTTGTGTGCCGGCTGCCGTGCTACAGCCCCGTGTGGGCGGCGGCAGGGGGGGGGGTACCGCCGCCCGGTCTGTTAGGCGACCTGCAAGCCGTGGGCTGCTGCGACCTGCCGGACGGTTGCCTCGTCCACGCCGGTGGCGCGGGTGAGAGTGTCGAGCGGCGTTCCGAACTGCAGGAGGGGCAGCACCTTGGCGACGACGGCCTGGTCAACCGCGGGCGCTGCAGGCTGCGGAGCCTGCTGGATCGGCGTCTGCACTGGCTGGGGTGCCTGCTGTGCCGCCGGCACCTGCTGGGGTGGCTGTGCGGCAGGCTGCTGCACGTAGCCCTGCTGGACGGGCTGCGCAGCGGCCTGTGCGAGTGCCTGGTCGATGCCAGCCGGTGCACCCTTGACCAGCGTGTACGTGTAGTCCTTCTGCGTGAACGTGCCGGTCTTGCCCTGCACCTGCTTCTCGCCGACGAACGTGGCCGTCATGACCGTGCCGGGCACGAGGATCTCGGACGCCTTGTGTGCGCCTGACGCCTGGATGGCTGCGGCGAGCGCCTGCTTCTTCGCTCCCCAGGCGTTGATGTAGAGGGCGCGGATGCCGTCGTCGTCCGGGTCGTCGTGCTCGGTGGTCTGGATCTGGATGACGAACTGCATCTTCGGGTCACCGGAGGGGAACACGGCGGGCTGGTTGGTGCCGTATTCGGTCTGCTGCCGGTAGTCGACGGTGGTGATGGTGCCGGTCACTGTGGTGCCGGGTGCACTGTACTTGTCGAAGGGGGACTTGCCGCTGCCGGCGAATGCTTTGTCGAGGTCTTCGAAGTTGACCATGATGTGTTGCTCCTTAATGTTGTGGTGGTGATCAGGCGAGTGCCCGGTCGATTCGTTGGGTCTTGGTGCCCCTGTTGCGTTGCTCTGTCTTGCACCAGGGGCAGAATGGGTTGTCGCACGGGTCGTATGCGGTGAGCGCCGCGTCTTTCCCGACGACCTGGATGAGCTGGGCGAGCATGTTCAGCCGGCCGAGCGCGTCGAGGGCGACCTGCTCGTCGTAGGGCTCCGTCCAGAGGAACCGTTTGGACCATTCGGCTTCCCTGGGGAGGAAGCAGATGGCGACGGCCTGCACGGGGTATCCGCGGCGCGCCCACCCTCGCCCGTACAGGTGTGCTTGGGTGCGGTACTGGCGGGACGGCCCGTGCGTGCGGTACTTCGACAGGGTCGAGTTGCCGACGATCTTGTGGTCGAGGACGGTGCCGGTGAACGTGTCGAAGAGATCCGTGCTGCCGGTGATGTGTGTGTCGCCGAGTTCTCCGACGTCGACGCGGTCTTCGCAGATCCACCGGATGACCGGGTCGTAGTGCTGGTTGTCTGCGTTGAACCATTCTTCGAGTTGCGAGTGCATGGCTGTGCCGAGTGCGGGCTTCCAGGGGATGCGGCTGTCGGCTGGTTCGTCGTCGCCTGCGATCTTGTGGATGAGGCGGCGCTCGCAGTCGATGCCGATCTCGGACGGGCCGATGCGTTTCTGCAGCGATCTCGGGTGTGCGGCGATGGATTCTTCGATGACTTGCACGTAGTCGGCGAGGACGTCCCGTGTGTCGCTCATGATGCGTGCTCCTGCCTGACCATGCGCGCCCACCATTCGGCGTCGTCGTCGATCGTGTAGACCATGTTGGCGATGCCCTCGGCGAGCTCGGAGGCGGTCTTGGTGTCGAGGATGTGAATGCGCCCGTCGATGGTGACGCGCACCTCGCCCCTGGTGGTGCGCCCGACCTTGATCTGCGCGGCCATCAGAAATCACCCTCGTCCCATGCCGTGCGGAAGTCGGGCCACTCGGAGATCGCGGTGGTGGCTTCCTCGTGGCTGATCTGGCCGCCGCGCACGAGTGAGCACAGTTCCTCGAGTGCATCGTTGATTGTGTCGCCCACGAGATCGCTGACTCGTGATCTGATGCGCTCGGGTCGAGTCGGGTTCTGGATGAACATCGTGTGACTGTGCCGAGTCTCAGACTGTTCGAGCGTGGCGTTCATATGCTCGTCGGCCTCACGTCGGGTCGACACCGTGACACCACAGTCCTTGCACCGGGCGTAGTCCATGCCGGGCTTCTGGTCGAATCTGTTGCTCATGCTGCTGGTGTCCTGTCTCCGGTGTGTGACAGCCGGAAGATGTTGGCCGGTCGCTGGTGCATGCCCTGCGTGGCCTCGGTGAGCACCTCGGCCAACTTGGCGGCCTCGGCGACGGGGATGAGGAGCACCCGGTCGCGGATGGCACCGCCCTCGACGACGGGTGTGCGCACCCGCAACGTCTGGGCGACTCCCGGCACGTCGAGGTCGGCGAGCACGGCTGCGGAGCGGAAACGAATGTGCGAGGCAGGCATGGTCACATCTCCTTCTCGAGGCGTTCAATGAGCTGCTGTGTCTTGGCTTCTTGGATGACGTTGAGGATCGCGGTCTTCAGCTGTTTGGCTGTTCGGCGTGATTCGGCGGCGTGCACGCGCTGGTGCATCTCTTCGACGATTGCCCGGAACCGCTTGGGCTCACCGAGCGGGTCTTGGTGGCGGCGGGCGAAGCTGTAGGCGCGGCGCAGGCGACGCCATTTCTGGGCGCCCATCACTTCACCTCGTCGATGCGGATGGCCGGCGCCGACTGCGTCTGGAACGCCTCGAGCGCGGCAGGGGCGAACTGCGCCTTCACAAGGGCAGTGGAGAGCTTCGCCTCGTAGAGCTGCGGGAACTCGCCCGCCGGGTAGGCGCTGGCCAGCTTCTTCGCGTCGATGCGGTGGGCGCCCTGCTGGATGCGCACCTTGAAGCCGGGCAGCAGGTCGGTGCGGGGTTCGCTGATGTGCTGCAGGAGCACTTCGTCGATCTGCTCGATGCGTTCCTTGCGCTCGGCGATCTCGTTGGCCAAGTCGAGGCGTTCGATCGCGAGGGCGCGCAGCTGCTCGTCCGTGGTCTGGGTGGTGGTGTTCTCGGTCATGCTGGTGTGCTCCGTTTCAGATGAGGTTGAGGATGGTGAGGAAAGTGGCCAGGGTGAGGGTCACGTACTGGTCGGCTGGCTGGCCTTTGCCGCGGCGCTTGTGCACCACGACCCCGCCGAGCACGTCCGGGAAGCGCTTGTCAGCGTTGCCCGCTTCGGCGTCCGCCTGGGCGACCCAGTCGGCGAGCTCCATGCGCTGATGGTTCTTCGCCTCGATGACGATCCGCCCGCCAGGTGTGGGCAGGTGCAGGTCGCCGTCATCGGCGGTGCCCTTGAGTGCCCGGCGTTCGACCGGCTGCCCGACCACGTCGGACAGGTAGCCTGCGAGCGCCGTCTCGAACGCGGTGCCCTTCTGCTTGCTGCGGCTCATGCTGCCCGCCTCCCGTGGTCGCGGGCCGGCTCGAGCACGGCGTCGGGGTCGGCTTCGGCTCGCCATTCGTCGACCATCTGGGTGATGGAACCGGCGATGGCCAGGCCGATGAGGATGATCGCCGCAGCGCCGAGCACCGCCCACACCCAGCCGGGCACGGTGACGAGCGCGGCAGAGAATGCGATCACGGTCAGGAGGGTGAGTAGCCAGACGGTGCAGATCATGTGGAAGCGGGTCATGTCAGATCACCGCCTTGAGGAGTCGGTGCAGCTCGGTGGACTCTGCGCGGCGGCGTGCCCCGGAGTCGGCGACGGGCGTCTCGTGCAGCAGTTCGAAGATCGCTTCGAGGTCGTCGTGGGTGATGACCCGGTTGCGCTCGCTCACCTTGGTGTGTGGCCATGCGCCGGAGTAGATGCGTTTGCGCACCAGGTCGCGGGGGACGCGCAGGATCTCCGCGACCTCGTCGAGGGTGTAGACGGCCGGGCGGTCGCCGGTAGGATTGGTGTCAGGCATGAGAGCCTTTCCTCTCGTGTTCTTGGCCCTGCCGGGTGTGATCCGGTGGGGCCTTTCTTGTCGGTGGGGTCTATGCGGCGAGCTTCTTGAGCTCGCGCCGCTCGGCTGCGGTGAGTGCGTCGACGGCGATGACGACCTCGCCGAAGCCCAGGCCGAAGCCTTGGACGATCGAGGTCACGACGCTGATGGATGGCTCGCCGCCATTGCGCAGTTTGGAAAGGGTGCTCTCGCTGATGCCGATGGCTCCTGCGAGCGCAGAGTCTGTGCGCAGCCCGTGGAGCGCTTTGAGCCGGTCGAGCAGCCCTGGTCGGATGACTGCTGTCGCGTGGCGCTTGCTGTCAGTGGCTGGTGCTGTGATGGTCACTGTGTTCACCTCCTGTTCCTAAGTCGGAACGTTCGTTGCGGTACGAGAACACCTTAGGCACAGTGTTGGAACATGCGCAAGTCGAAAGCGAAAAAACTTTCTTGACATGCAACATTGGGTGTTGCAAACTTGGAACATGACAACGATGAAGACATGGATCAGCAAGACGATCGGGCGCGATAGCCTCCGCGACGTGAGCAAGCGCTCGGGCATCGGGCTCTCAACACTGTCGCGCCGCCTGCCAGACGACCTGACGCCCGAGCAAGTCATCTCTCTTGCACACGCCTACGACGTCCCCGCGATCGAAGGGCTCGTCGCTGCGGGCTATCTCACAGAGGCTGACGTCATTGACGTTGCTGGGCACAGCGCGTTGTCGGACGCTACCGATGCGCAGCTTGCCGAGGAGGTGCTGCGCCGCATGAAGCTCGGCGGGGAGTCAGCCCAGGTCTATGACCTGCCGATCTCGCGTGTCGGTGGCATGGATGAGGATGAGCGCAGGGCCGCGTCGCATGACCAGGGCGGGCTCGAAGAGAGCGACCTGGACTGATAGGGGGAAGCATGGGGGAGACGTACGATCCGGGCGTCGAGGCAGACCGTCTCGGCGCCCGCGTCATCGAATGGGCGCAGCCACTCCGGTGCGACGAGAACGGCCTCTATCTCGACGACTTCCGACTCATCGTGCTGCGCCCTGGCCTCGAACCGATCGCCAGACGCTCCGTGCTCGCTCACGAGGTCGAGCATGCCCGCTCGCATGACCGGCCGACCCGGCTGACGAAGCCACGCATCGAGCGCCTGGCCGACGAGCGCGCGGCAGCCAGGCTGATCGACGACGACCGCCTCGACGACCTGATGCGCACGTACCCGCGGTGTGCGGCGCGGTGGGCGGTCGATCTGCAGGTGTCCCCGCACCTGCTGACCGTGCATCTGGACGCCACAGGTAGGATGGTGCCGAATCTCACCGACGACGCGATAGGGGCATGAGCATGGGGGAATGGCGGAAAGCACCGGACGGTAAGACGCGCTGGTGGGATGGTCAGGCATGGGGTGCAGAGCTGCGCGACACGGCACCGGCTGCCCCGTCGACGCCGAGCGTGCAGCGAGCGCAGCGTGCGGTGCCCGTGCGAGTGGTGAGGCAGGGGCCGCCCGTCGGGAAGATCGTGCTCTTCGCTGTCATGCTGTTCGTGATTGGTATCGGCGTGCCGATGTGCTTCGCCGTGGCGCGTTGA